ATGCGTGTTATTGAAACGTTCGATAGAGCTAATTCAGTGCGTGAAGTTAAGTTGGTTTATTCAACACTAGCAGAATCAATGAAGTCTAGCAAATCTTCTACCAAGAAGAAATCAATGACTGAAGGTCTTGCTTCAAAATCAACAAGATCAACTAAACCTGCAAAAGGTGCTATAGTTGAATCTAATCAATTTTCAGATCGCATGCGAAAGCTAGCTGGTCTAATTTAATTTAAAATTTAGGAGACAAAATAATGTCAAATATGTCAAATTTGCTGCAAGAATCGAAAGCTACTTTCAATGCGCAAAAACAAGAAACGGCAAAATATGTATCTAAATGGGAAAAGACTGGTTTATTAGAAGGACTTAATGGTGAGTATGACAAGCATAACACTGCAATCCTTTTGGAAAACCAAGCAAAACAACTAATCTCAGAAGCTGGAAATGCTACAAGCACTTCAGCTGGTCAAGAAGATTGGAATGGTGTTGCTCTTCCCCTAGTAAGACGTATTTTCGCTGAAATTTCTGCAAAGGAATTTGTATCAGTTCAACCAATGAATCTTCCTTCGGGACTAGTATTCTGGTTAGACTTTAAATATGCTGCAACTAGAGGATCTCATACTGCAGATGAATCAATCTTTGGTTCAAATGGTAAAGCAGAGGTAACTGATTTTACAAAAGGTTTATACAATGGACCTGGTAAAGAAGGTTACACTTTAAACTTTGGAACTTCAGCTGCTAATGCTATTACAGCATCTGCTGACGGTACTTTATCAGTACATGATGCTGCTACACTTCCAGCTGATATCGACTTCAATTTAGCTCTGGCTTCTTACTTGATATCTGCTGGTGCTGGTAATCCTCGTATCGATGCAGTATCTGTTACTGTACCAGTAGGTTCAACAGCAGGTAAAATCGACTTCGGTGCAGCAGCATCTGGTACTTTACATTACCCTGTACAACCAGCTGATAATGGTGGACGTGGTGATTTCGAAGCCAATCATACAACTGGTGCTTCGGGTCTTGAAGAAGCGCAATTAAATATTCCAGAATTGAACGTACAACTAGAACAAGAGGCTTTAATTGCTAAGACTCGTAAGTTAAAAGTTGTATGGACTCCGGAATTTGCTCAAGATTTAAACGCTTACCATTCAATTGATGCTGAAGCTGAATTAACTTCAATGCTTTCAGAATACATTTCAATGGAAATCGATCTTGAAATTCTTCAAATGATTTACAACAATGCAAGTCATACAGGTACATGGAATGCTAACCCAACTTCAACAGCAAATGGTGCAACTATTCCTGCATATGCTTCTGGTTCAATTTGGGCTTATCAGCAAGATTCATACAATAAAACTCTTGGATATGAAATTCAAAAAGTTTCTAACAAGATTCACCGTGCTACTATGCGTGGTGGTGCAAACTTTATCGTATGTTCTCCTGATGTAGCTGGAATTCTAGAATCATTATCTGGATTTGCAGTAGACACAGATGGTAACAAAGACGACTTTGCTGCTGGTGTTGAAAGAGTAGGTTCATTTGCTAGCCGATATAAAGTTTATAAGAATCCTTACTGGAATTCTGATGACATGATTATCGGTTTCCGTGGTTCACAATTCTTAGAAACTGGTGCAGTTTATGCTCCATACATTCCATTAATTATGACTCCACTTGTTTATGACCCAGTTAACTTTACTCCACGTAAAGGGGTTATGACTCGATATGCTAAAAAAGTAGTTCGTAAGGACTTCTTCGGTAAGATATCGATTCTAAACAAATACTAGAAATTGATTATTATTAATTGACTATATTAGAGGCCCATTAATTTGGGTCTCTTTTTTTGTGTGAAGATATTTATACTAAACAACTTAGGAGAGTTCATGACACAAATGACAAAAAGTAAACCTAAAATTAATAAAAAAGGTTACAGATTTTTACTTTCATTAAATGAAGAACAAAAGCTTGCAAAAGCTGAAATATTAGAAAATGATATTTCTATTGTTATAGGTAAAGCCGGTTCTGGGAAAACCCTACTGGCATGTCAAATTGCATTACAAATGATTTTAGAAAATCAAGTCCGTAAAATTATTATAACAAGACCTACTGTATCTAAAGAAGATCTTGGATATTTACCTGGTAAGCTTGAAGATAAAATGGACCCTTGGGTAGCACCAATTTATGGGAATATGTATCAGCTACTAAGAAAAGAACGTGTAGAAAAAATGATTGCCGATGGACTGATAGAAATAGTCCCTGTATCATATATGAGAGGTAGAACTTTTACCAATTCATGCATTATAGTCGACGAAGCTCAAAATGTAACTCATGGCCAATCTCTAATGATACTTCAGAGGATAGGTGTAGGTTCTAGAATGATTTTTTGTGGAGACACAGATCAAATAGATTTAAAAAATTATAATGATACTGGATTAAAGTTTCTCCAATCTGTTAATTCTGTAAAGGGATTACACACTATAAATCTACTTGAAAATCATAGGCATCCAATACTAGATGATGTACTTGATGTTTATGAAAAATACAAATACCATAAAGGACTTTAGAATTTAATTTGATATTTATAATGGATAGGAAAGACAATTATGGCAAATACTAAAATATGGCAGGGTACTTCACAATTCTTGGGGATGGCTGGTCAAACACCATTCGGACATTTTGATGCTGATACCAAATTTAGAACTGATGCAGACACAGTTGCTGCATGGTGTGCAAAAAGACTAGGCTATCCGATTGTAGATATAGAACTTCAGGATGTTCAATTTTGGGCTTGTTTTGAAGAGGCAGTTACAGAATATGGAGCTCAAGTACAAAGATTTCAAATAAGACAAAACTTATTAGAAGCTTCTAATACCACAAGAACAGACCTAACTAATCGCACTTTAGAAGGAAATAATGGCTTGATAGGTCTAAGTCAACATTATGGCACTGAGGCCCTTTCAGGTGGAAATGTAACTTTAAAAAGTGGATCTATTAATATTGAAAAGGGAACTCAAAGTTATAATCTACAGGCACTATATGGTTCAGCTAGTGAAAGCAATAGCCGGTTAGAAATAAGAAAAATATTTCATAATAGAACTCCAGCAAGTAGAAGGTATTTAGATGAATATGCCGGTAATGCACATAATCCAAATATGGCATTAAAAGAATTCGGATTCCAAAATCGTGGGGCCGGAGCATCATTTATGCTACTACCAATGTATGATATCTTATTAAGAAATCAACAGGTAGAGTTTAGTGATATGGTTAGAAAATCTGCATATTCATTTGAGCTCCAAAACAATGTTGTAAAGCTATTTCCAAAACCAACTTCGGACTTTACATTGTGGTTTCAATATTATACTGATGCATCTAAAACTGAAGGCTCTTTAGGAACTATTAATAATGTAACCAGTTTTGCTGATATTGATTATAGGGTAATGACCTATTCTCGTATTAATGCTCCTGGTATCCAATGGATAAAAAAGTACACTCTTTCTTTGGCTAAAGAATTATTAGGTCAAATTAGAAGCAAGTATGCATCCGTACCAGTACCTGGCGGTGAAGTAAGCTTAGATGGCGATTCTTTAAGAGGTGAAGGTGCAGCTGAAAAAGAAAACTTAATAACCCAGTTAAGGGAAGATCTTGAAGCTTCTTCTAGAAGAAATATGTTAGAAGCTAAAAAAGAAGAATCTGAATTTTTAAAAGAAACTATAGGTAATGTACCTCTTAATATATACATAGGATAATATGGCACTTTTCGGTTCAGCTAAAGATATCAGTTTATTCAATACTTTAAATAGGGAATTGATAGATAATATTATTGACACAAAAGTTGATATTTACAAAGTTTCAGTTAGCGATGCAGATGATAATCTTTATGGTGAGCACATTGACAAAGTTTACAATCCTGCAGTTAGAATATCTTGCTTGGTGGAATTACAAGATCCATCTTACGTAGACGCTGAATATGGTACAGATATAGATCAGGAAGCAGAATTTAGTTTCCTTAGAGATATGTTAAAAAATACTGCTAACCTAGTTGTAGAAGTTGGTGATATAATAGATTATGATGGTAGCTATTGGGAAGTAGATAAAGTTATTGATAATCAATATATAGCTGGTAAAAATCCCGATAATGATAAAAATGAATCATCATTTGGAGCTAACTTTTCTATTGTGTGTAATACTCACAGAGCTAGAATATCTAAACTTAATATAGAAAAATCTATTAAAAACT